CATGCAGGCGACCGGGATGGTCCCGGGCATGGGCGAGGCGGGGGAAGAGGGGGACGAGGGCGCAGCCGGGGTAACGTCAGCCGGCGGCCCCAACGTCAACTCGGGGGGAGGAGGGGCCGCAGCGACGCCGCCCGGGGCCGGCGGTATTGCCGGCGGCACGGCTGGAGGTGGCATGCTGCCGGACCAGCTCTACAAGGAGCTGATCACCAAGGCGTGGGGCACGAAGATGGCCCAGCGCCGAGCACCAGAGTCTGACCAGAGCGACTGAAATTCGGAGAACGTCAAGGAGAAACCGTGGCACCTGAACCGAAGAAGGAAGACCAGCAGCAGCAGGACCCGCCGCCGGCAGGCGACACCCTCGTCATCGAGGGCCTTATCGAGCCGCCCGACCCGCCCAAGCCCCCGGAGCCGAACGGTGACAAGCCGGGCCGGACCTTCTCCGTCGAGGACATCGAGAAGGCCCGCCGGGAAGAGAAGGACAAGCTCTACAGCGAGATCGGCGGCCTGAAGGACGAGCTGAAGGCGATCAAGGCCGAGCGCGAGAAGGCCAACAAGCTGGCCGAGGAAGCGGCGGCCAAGGAGGCTGCCAACCAGGCCAAGGCCGCGGCCGAAGCCAAGGCCAAGCAGGAAGAGGAGATGTCGGTCAAGGATCTCCTCGCTCAGAAGGAGAGCGAGTGGGAGGCCCGGCTTCGTCAGATCGAGGAGGAGCGCACCCGCGACCAGGAGCTGCTCGCCAAGGAGCGCCGCTTCAACGAGCTGGTGAGCTACCGCCAGCGCCGGCTGGAGGAAGAGCAGGACACCATCGCACCGCAGCTCCGCGACCTCGTCATCCTCGGGAACACCGAGGCCGACATCGAGGCCAGCATCCAGATGCTCCAGGACAAGACCAACCAGATCCTTGAGCAGATGTCCGTCGTCCAGCAGCAGCACCGCCAGCAGCAGCGTGGCACCACGGCCACGGCGCCGCCGGTCGGCCCCCTGGAGAGCCAGCCTGAATTCCAGTCGCTCTCCAACGATGACCTCAAGAACATGGACATCGCCACCTACGCCAAGAACCGCGACCGTCTGCTGGGTGCAGTTTCCCAGCGCGTTCGCTCGCAGGGTCCCTACGGCGGGTAATCGCCTGGGCTAGCATCCGCAGTTAACCGGTAAATCAGTCGGCGCACTCTTCGGGACACGAATTCGTTGAACGGCTCGTCGGAATAAGCGGAGCACGTTGATTTCCAATTCGTAGTCCCAAATTGAAGGAGGAGAGCATGGCGTCCGGCATCACCGGTACCAACGTGCTGAGCGGCTCGCCTACCGGCTACGCCGGCACCAACACGCAGCTCACGCAGGCCATTCAGACCATCTGGTCGAAGGAAATCCTTTTCCAGGCAATGCCAATTCTGCGCTTCGAGCAATTTGCGGTGAAGAAGACGGAATTGGGCGTTATGCCCGGCTTGACCGTGAACTTCATGCGGTACAACAACCTGGGCAGCGCATCGCAGCTCGTTGAAGGTGTCCGCATGGAGACGCGAGCGCTGAGCGCCTCGCAGTTCCAGATCACCGTGGCCGAGCACGGCTACGCAGTGGCGGTCACCGAGCTGCTGCTCAACGCCTCCTTCGACGATGTCATGGCGAGCGCCTCCCGCCTCCTGGGCCGCAACATGGCCCTGTACCTGGACGAGAGCGCCCGCAACACGCTGCTGACGGCGACCAGCGTGCTGTTCGGCTACAACATCCCGGGCATCGGCCCTGGGAATGCCGGCGGCGCCATCACCAACGTCAGTCCGTACGACCAGGGCACGCCGGCTGCGAACCGGGCCGCCCTGGGCGGCTTCAACTTCCTCTCGATGGGCGCCATCAAGGACGCCGTCGAGACGCTGGCGACCAAGAACGTGCCTCGCCTCGGCGAGACGTACGTCGCCTTCATCCACCCGCACCAGTCCCGCCGGCTGCGTGACAACCCCGAGTTCATCGAGGTGTCGAAGTACGCCGCTCCCGGCAACTTCATGCTGGGCGAGATCGGGCGGCTGTTCGACGTCGTCTTCATCGAGACGACCCAGGTCATGCGCATTGCCGGCGGCGGCGGTGGCACACCGGCCAGCGACGTCTACCAGGCCATCGTCCTGGGCGACAACGCATTCGGCCACGCCATCAGCCTCCCGGTGGAGCTGCGCGACGGCGGCATCCTCGACTTCGGTCGTGAGCACGCTCTCGCCTGGTACGCCATCTGGGGCTTCGGGCTGGTGACCGACCAGGCCGTCCTGCGCATCGAGACGAACTAGCGATTCATCGATTCAATCCGTAGGGACCACAGGGAGAATCCATATGGCGCAGACCCGACCGAGGCCGGCGGATTACACCGGCCGCCAGCGGGAGAAGCTGGCCCGCGAGAACCAGGAGGTGGTACAGGCCAGGCAGGACTCCATTGCCATGGCCCAGGCCGCCCAGGCCGAGCTGGACGACAGCGTCCACGACCTGGCCGGGCAGACCATCACCCAGACCGATGAGCATGGAGAGGTCACATACGTCGAGGCGCCGGCTCGGACCATCCGGGTGAACAGCACCATCGAGAACATGACCTTCGGAGCGGGGAACAACTACACGTTCGAGGAGGGGAAGCAGTACCGGATTCCGGCCGTCATCGCCGATCACCTCGAAGAGCTGGGCTATGTCTGGCACTGAGGTCCGACCCGACGGTGGCGAGATGGGAGTGGTCGAGCAGTCGGCCCTCAGGGGCGTCTTCACCGCTCCTGACGGCCTCGACTACCGCATCGAGAAGGAGCAAGCTGTCCTCCGCAAGTTCGACGGCGACTGGACGGCCGAGCAGATGGACTCGGGGGAGGCCGAGGCTGCCGGCGCCCTGGCCGAGGTCATCACGCTTGAGGACGGCGTCATCGTTGACCGTTGGGTGAGAGGAGAAAGTGCGCATGGCCCGCCGAAAGACGGCTGACGCCTCGGCCGATGCCACCACCTGCAGTTGGAAGGGGTGCGAGAACGACGCCGAGAGCCAGCTCGCTCTCGACGCCGGCTCGACGACGTGCTCGGAGTGCGGTACGGAGATCACCCATCGGACGGTCTTTCCGCTCTGTGCCGAGCACCAGGAAGAGCACGACGCCCAGGGCGGCGACATGACGCGCCTTCTCCTTCAGGCTCAGGGGGTGGATGAGTAATGGGCCTCACGAACACGGCCAAGAACCTCATCGCCACCGGCCTGGTGACCGGTGCGATCTCGCCGGCCTTCAACAACGCCAACAGCGCAATCGGTGTGGGCGACTCGGCGACGGCGTACGCCAACACCCAGACGAACCTCGTTGCGGCCACGAACGCCTTCCGCAAGGCCATGGACGCCACGTACCCGACGGACTCGGGTGCCGGCGTCCTGACCTTCCGGTCAACGTTCGCCCTGGCCGACGCCAACTTCGCCTGGAACGAGTGGGGCGTCTTCAACGCCATCGGCACCGGCTCGCCGCCGACCGGCGGCACGATGCTCAACCGCAAGCAGGAGGCGCTCGGCACCAAGGCCGCTACCCAGAGCTGGCAGTTCACGGTCACGCTCACGCTGACTGCGGCGTAACCCATGGCCCGCCTTCGGCGGAATTTCACCAGTGGAGTCATCACTGACAATCCGCTGACGGCGGGCGCGACCTCGATCAGCTCGACCAACTTCGCCAACCTGCCGGTGGTGGCGTCGCCGGACATCGTCGCCATCGTGCTCGACCCGCTGGGGAACGGCGGCGTCCCCGAGGTCGCCTACGTCACGGCGCACACCGCTGCGTCCCCGACGGTCACCGTGCTCCGCGGTCAGGAGACGGCGTACGGCGGAAGCGCCGGCCGCCAGCACGTTGCCGGCACGTCGTGGATCGTGAGCGACACAGCCGTCAACGGGCTGGACGACACTGGTTGGCAGACGCCAACCCTGCTGAATAGCTGGGTGAACTATGACGCCGTTAACTACCCCACGGCGGGGTACCGGCGGGTCGGAGGAGTGGTCTACCTCAAGGGCATCGTCAAGCTCGGGGTCGTGGGCACCGGGACGGGGGCGTACATCTTCACGCTGGCTGCGGGCTATCGCCCGGCACAGTTCCTTCAACTGGTCGGCTTCTCCAACAACGGCACTACAGGGGTCGTTTCGCAGATCGAGATCATTGGTTCCGACGGCGGTGTGCGCGCTGGCGTGGGCGGCAACGCCTGGTTCTCGCTCGACGGCATATCGTTCCGCATCGACTAGGAGGAGAGATGGCAACGAGGGCAATCAGGATCGGAGACGCCGTCCTCCAGCTCACCGATGCGGTGGCGCTGAAGGCGAGCGGCGATGACGCGACATGGTTCATCACGGCTGGCATCGAAGTACGAGCTGACATGAAGATCGAAGACGCCCTGAAGTTGATGGGCTGGACCGTTTCCAAGACCGTCAAGGAGGTCTGAGTCAGATGATGGTTGCAGCGGTTGACTACGACACGTTCAAGAGGCAAGCCCAGGCGTCAGCGTCAGCGTTCCGAGTCTTCTGGACGACCGACCAGGGGCCGTTCCAGATCGTTGGTTCACCCATGAACGGTGAGGACATCGCCTTCACCGTGACGATGGACCCGACCGAGAAGCCCGACACGTTCGAGACGGACTTCCCTCAGGCGATCCAGGGCACCTTCATCTCTGTGGGCTAATGCCCGTCAGCTTCGTCCAGGTCAAAGCCGATAGCACTGGCAAGAAGCTCCGGTCCTACGACGACGGGACCGGAGCTAATGCTCTCTACGCCATCTTCAACGATGAGCGGAACAAGGTCGGACTGTTCAAGGCGAACACCGGTATCCACCAGATCTCGTTGTCGGCCCACACTTCCACCCAGGGGTACTGGTGGCTCGTCAACCCGACCGGCTCTGGCCGCGTCGTGTCGTTCGACTACATTCACTTCCTCAGTCACTTCACGGCGAACTCGGTCCTCACGGCGTCGCCGCGAATCACGCTCGAACGCTGCAGCTACGCCGGGGCATTGAGCGGCACGCTGGTCACCCCCGCTGACCGGAACACCTCCGAGGTCAACTCTGGGCAGGTGCGTACCTCGGGGGTAGGTACTCCACCGGCCACCATGACCGCCGGCCCTGCCTTCTTCTCCATGCTCCCGCAGGTGAACTTCACGACGACAGCGGCGCAACCCCGGGCCATGACTCCCGCCTACACTTTCGGCCAGCCACCCTGGGATAGCCAGATCTCGCTGGTAGAAGGGGAGTGCGTGGTCTGTCGTCAGGCTGACGGAGGTTCTGCGGCTGACGGCACCGTTCGCATTTTCACAACGAGCATCGAGTGGACCGAGTACACCCTTCCGTAGGAGAAGCCGATGCCTACTAGTTTCGTTCAGCTCCCACCCGACAACATCGGCAAGAAGCTGCGGACCTACGACAAGGGTACGCCGGGCCATGACCAGTACGTCATTCCCACCGACGAGCGCAGCACGCTGGGCATCTACCACTGTCAGACCGGGGCGCACGTCATCGGCGCTGCGGCCGACGCCACCACTGGACTAGTCGGGCGCTGGTGGCTGATCAACCCTGTGGGCTCGGCCGTTCTCGTCTCCCTGGAGCGGGTCCACTTCATGAGCCAGCACGGCTCGGCCCTGGCAACACCGACGTCCCCCCGCGTCTCCCTGGAGCGGTTCGCTTTCACCGGGACGGCCTCGGGAGCCACGGTGGCGCCGGCCAAGAGGAACACCGCCGATGCCACCAACGTCGCGTCCCTCAGGACAGCCTCCACCGGTCTGACCATCACCGGCTCGGCAGTCGGGGCCGCCATCATCTGCTTCCTGCCGGTGGCCGCTGTGACCGCCGTGGGAGCCTGCGCTCCGGGCGAGAGCTTGTGGCGGCCTGAGTCGGACAACCAGATCATCCTGGCGGCCGGCGAGGGCATCATCTGCCGTCAGCCCGACGCAGCGACGGTGTCCGACACCCGGCGCTTCGTCACGAACATCGCCTGGTCAGAATTCACGTTGCCGTAGGAGGTGAGCTGTGCCGGCGTGGGAAGACTTCCAGATGGCGACCTACGACTGGACGCCGCCTGCCTTCCTGAGTGCGACCGACACGCTCGCTTCTACGGTGGCCGATGCTTCGGCCAACAACCCAGCGCAGCCAGAGCGGCTGGCGCCTGACGCCGTCTCTCTTCTCATCGGCTTCACCAGTGGAGCGGTGTCTGACATACAGGACGACCCCGACTCTCCCGACGCCAACTGGATGATCGGCAATGCCACCGGGGAAGTGCTGATGAGCTTTCCCACACCGACCAACACGCTGAAGGCTGGGTTTACGCAGGAATTTCGTATTCGAGTGCGCCCTGGAACAGGGTAGGCCATGGCAATAGCCATTGATGCCTCATCACCGCCGCTTGTTACGAG